TGATGATGGAGGAACTGTAACGGGGCGCTTTAGTTCGAGCAACCCTAACCTGCAGCAGATCCCAGCACGGGACCCTGAGATCAAGTCCATGATCCGTGGACTGTTTGTCCCGGAAGAGGGAGAGCAGTGGGGGTCGTTTGACTATTCGTCACAAGAGCCAAGATTGCTGGTGCATTACTGCTCGATACTTTCTGACCGCTATCACGATCAACGCGTGGACTCGATTGTCGAGGCGTATCAAACTGGCGATGTGGACTTCCACCAGATGGTTGCGGATATGGCAGGCATCGGTCGTAAAGAAGCCAAGACTGTAAACCTCGGCATCATGTACGGCATGGGGCAGGGCAAACTGGCTAACACACTGGACATCAGTAAAGAAGAAGCCAAGGAACTGCTTGAGACGTACCACAGTAAGGTACCGTTTGTGAAAGGCTTGGCGGACATGGTGTCCACTCGAGCAAACAAGCACGGACAGGTTAGAACATTGTTGGGACGTAAGTGCCGGTTCGACTTGTGGGAGCCCTCGTCGTTTGGGTACAACAAACCACTACCATACGAGGACGCGGTCAAAGAATATGGCCCCGCTCCGCTGCGCCGTGCGTTCACTTACAAAGCATTGAACAAACTGATCCAAGGTTCGGCAGCCGACCAGACAAAGAAAGCGATGGCTGATTGCTATGCCGAGGGTCTGATCCCATTACTGACTGTACACGACGAACTGTGTTTCTCTGTAAGTTCCGAGGTCCAAGCTTCGAGGATCAAAGAGATTATGGAGAACTGTGTTGAGCTTAGAGTTCCGAGTAAGGTGGATCAGGAACTGGGTAAGAACTGGGGAGAGGTGGGCTGATGTCGTACTCTTCCATGCACTCGGCCCATGAGTCTGCTTCGAGGTTGGGGTGAGCAAAGTCGTGTGGTTTATATCGCTGAGTCTTTTTTTCTTTAAAACGAGAAACGGGTGCAAATAGCACCCGTTCTTGTGGAATTGCGACTAACGCCACAATATCGCAGTCTGTCTCATCCAACGACTTTTTTATCCCACCGCCTTTGGCGACACAGAACTGGTAGCCTGGACTACGTCCATTGCCACCATTGTCTTTGATATTGCTTGCCTTCACCTGTATTCGCCAAGTGTAGTCATAAGCAAATGCGATAATGTCGGACGTTCCGAGATTCACGATTTCTGCTTCGACACCCATCTTAGACAGTCGTAATAAGCAGATCATCTCTCCGATACGCCCAGCCTCCAGCTGGGTTGATTTCACGGCTAAAAGTCAGACGAATCCTCGTCAGTCTCCATCATGTCACGCAGGCGTTCGGCTCGTTTACCGACCTGCTTGGCCCACTTTGAGTCCATCATCTGGTTGGCCGCCTCGGACCAATCGCCTTCTTCCAATGCGGCGATCATTTTTTTGAATTGCTTGAAACGTGGCATTCCGATGTTGAAGATCATGTCAGCAACAACGCGTTGGCGTACTTCGGATAAATCAAAGAACCAGTCAAACGTAACAGACACTTCGTTCATCACCACTTCGATATCGTTATCGAGGATGAAGTCAATCTCGTCATCGAGCAAGCCGCGCTCTTCAATATTGCGGCCTACGCCAATTGTCAGGTAACCCGCAGTACAGCGGTATGGAAACTTTTCAACGCCTTCGTGAAGACGTAACTGCTTGAATAATCTTTGACGGTCCATTATCTACTTCCTACTGTGGCTCTAGTAATTGGATTGGGTACTAGAATAGGTGACACTTGGTTACTGGTTTGTAACGGTGCTTGACTTATAGGCTGCCCAAGAGTAACTCGAGAAGGTGACACTGGCTCTCCTAAAATTACTCTTGTTGATGGAGCTTCAGGTTGTGGTGTTGGTGTTGGTGCTGTTTCAACAACAGGCTCCTCTTGTTCGCCAAACTCACGGCGGCTTTGTTCTCGTTGGATACTGCGTAATTCTGAACGAGGGACCAAGGACCACGTTCCGTTGCGGCGCATTTCTTGCTCCACTGGCTCTGAAATTTTCAACGGCTCATAGCGACCACGAATCAAATCTTCGACACCACCAATCCCAGCCTTCTTTAAGATTCCTCGGATATCGCGGTCAGACAGTCCCATTTTACGGAAATCTTCGATGTTTTGATGAAACTTATTAAACACCTGAAAACGTGCTTCGTTTGCTGTCACATAGGCATCAAGAACTTCATCGCCACTTGTCAGATTTGGGCGACGTGCAATTCGGTTAAAAATGTTTGATGTATTTACTCGGGCATCACTGAACTCATAGCCTTTAAACTTAACGCCAAGCTCAGGATTAATTGTGTTCTCTGTGATACCTGTAAAGGCTCGAACAATTTCCCCGGCGAACTGTCGTTCACGGTCCTGACGATCTTTTGGTGAAATACCGGTCACTTCATCAAGGCCGGTGGCAGAAATCAAAGAACGAGTAAACCGGCCAACTTCAACCTCACCGCCTCGAACATCGAAAGGTGTGGCAGAAAGTGGAAGAATTGTTCCTGCGATGTGCGTAAATCCTTTCGCAAGTTGATCCCCTAATGACTCGTCAGGGTTATAAATTCGTGCACCGGTAACTGTCTCGCCACCGCGGCCTCCCATTGGGACAGGCAGTGCGTCTCTAAGTGCAGCAAATGCAATGGACTCTTCGGTGAATGGACTGACCAACTCAGTAAGTGCCTCCCAACCGGCAGACGCCACCGCAACACTTGTATCTTTACCAAGCTCTTGCGCTTCGGTGTACTTGTTTATCGCACCATTAACAAATCGCTCGAGCATGTCATACGGATTGGTGTAACTGTAGTTGATGTATGTTGGCAGTCCGTTTTCGTCACGACCTGTCGGGATCAAACGTGCGTTACGTTCCCACGGAGCAGCAAGCGAACGCTGGTACGCTTTCATTTCTTCTTCCGACACATCGGTTAGCGAGTATGCTAACTCTGACAGTGCCATAGGGAAGATGCTGTATGTGGTTGCAGCACCGGTCAGACGGCGTAGACCTATTTTCTGAATTTCAGGTACCTCAGATGCAAGTTCCTGCAATCCACGGGTGACAGTGTTTGCACCGGTGCGAAGGATCTCATACGGGAATGCAATGAAGTTACCAATAGGCAGTACACGAAGGCTACGAATAAACTCAGGTGCCAAGTTATAGTTTGGCACGTTGTTCTTAACGATGTCCGCAGCTTCCGCTTTAATAAAGTCGTCTATGTTATTGAAGCCTTTGCTCTGGGCATAACGTAAGGATGCTTCATCACCCATCTGCTGAAAAGCGTTCCGCAGTTTGCTTTGCTCAAACTTAAAGTTATAGATCTTCCAGATGTCGTCACCACCCTGGTACAGATCTTCCATTGTGCTACCGGCGCTTTTAATCTTTTTACCGGCGCTCAGTAAGAAGTCCCCGCCTTTTGACCGCGATAATTTTTCCGCAAACTGACGACCAACTTGCTGACCACCTTCTGACAGACTGCTAACAGCTGTACCTTTGTTAATCAGGCGGCGGATTTCCTGGAGTTCTGCTTGCGTACCAATGACACCCAACGACTGGAGTTCCGCCAGTTCTTTAAGCTGTGCTTCCGGTGTGATCTTTCTAATGTCGTCCATAACAAGACCGACAGATTCAAACAAGTTTGCTCCACGCCCTAAGTTGCCCTGTGCCAAGGCAAACAAAGATGCTGAAGTCACGTTACGGATCTGTGTGATCGGAGACAGCACTGTTTTCCCGTACTGTGTGAAACCTTTTGCACGAATCAAACCTGCGTAAGCCCCGCGCAGTGTGTTTAACATGGGGCCGTGGTCCTGTTGCACGGCTCTGGTCAGGTCTTTATAAATCCGCTCAGGTACATAGTACCCTTCGAGCGAACCGTAGTTGGCCTTAGCAAGACCCTTACCTGTACCAAACTGTATATTAGCCGGGTCGCCCAACCGTCTGTACCCAGCAGGTGCCTGACCGTTTGGATCGATAATGAAACGTCCAAGGCCTTCGTTATTGTCTGCGAGTTCGCGAATCTTACCAAAGAACTTATCTGTAGCTTTAAACTCAGCCAGATCGGCAATCGTAGAAAGATAAGCTTCTTCTGGATCTTTGATTTCACCAAGTAACCGGCGTTGATATTCAGGCATTGTTTTTTTATCAGCAAACATACCCGCACGGATACGCTCAATTGCGGCCCGACCTAAGTCATCTGTCACTTTCGCCGCACTAACTCGGCTTTGTTCCAAAAACTCTTTTGCAGCAAGCTCCGCCTGAACCTGAGATATTGTGTTTCCTTCTAAACGAGATGCATCATCCGATAGCCCAAGACGGGATGTAGGAAACTCATTTGGAGCTTTTTCATGAAGCTCCTTTAAATACCTTAGCGTGCTGGAAGGATCTTTCTTAAAACCTTCGATTGCGGCGTCTAGTGTTGCCTTATCCGGCGTGTAGTTTGGGTCAATCTTTGCGAGGTACCTACGGCGGAGATATGTGTTTAAGTTTTTTTCGATTGTATTAGAAAGAATATCGCCCGGAGACTGCTTCGCGTTTTTAACCGGAGTAGTGCCCTTCATTCGGTTAACTAGGTCACTTTCCATCACGTCTCTGGACAACCCATCAATATGCGAACGCATCTTTACTGCAATTGGTTGAATAGCTATTGGCAAGTTACTTAGTAATTCTTTTCGAGCGGTGGCAGTATTTGGTCCCTTGGAGGCTGGGTCTAAAAAAGCTTCCAAGTTGTCGAGAAGCGACTTTCTTGTTAGCTCACTGTTACCTTTGGTAATTGCTTCAATCGCGTCATTCAATTCGTTGATTGTATTAGTTGCGATTTTAATTTCAGCTTCACCACGCGCAGAAATTGCTGCACGCTCATTAGCAACCGCTTTAGGTAAAAACCCGCGATATCCGAAAAGAGCCAGTGTGTCAGCAAGACTGTTTCGTAAAAAGTTCTGTTGTTCAGGGGCCAAGATCCGAGTTGCTTCGATCTCGTCCAGAAAATCTTTGGTGCCTTTCATGACGCTGGATTCGCGCACTGCGCGAGCAACGGGGGAAAGAACTGGGGCAGCAGCAGTTGCAGCAACATCCCCTGTCTTACTAAGCACGGCACCTGCACCTGCAAGTACTGCGGGCGCCGCCGCCACGAGTGCCCCGGTTTCGGTTCCGACTTTAAACTTATTGGTTAACTGACGAAGTGCCTCTTCACGACCTTGAAGTCCTACTTCTTGGTCAGTCTGTGTTGGTCCACCTTCAAAGAAGTCACCAATGGTTGTGACTCCGTCAGTTGCAACGACAATATCAGCACCTGTAGCAGCCGCTACTTGCTGCGCTCCAAGCGCAAACTTCTGGCCTTTGGTTAACTGTTGACCAGACTTTGCTAATTGACCGAGCTTTGATGCCTTGGATACCGCACCTGCGACGGCAAGACCTGGGACCACGAACTGTGTGACAACTTCTGCGCCTTTGCCTGCAAAACCCACGGGATCAAGACCAAGTGTGTCACGAAGAAATTTAGCGTTTTCTTTGACGTTGGTGCTGTAGTTAGTGTCGGCCATCAAGTCGATGCTGTTGGCTATAAGGCCAGCAATACCTTCTGGAATGGCAATAGCGCCAGACAAGATACCTTCACCAAGCTCCTGCAAAACCCCTTCGTCTTCAGCAACTTGTTCTTGTTGAATAGGAGCGCCTAATGTGATTTTAGGCGTCTTATTCTCATCTTGTTGAATAGGAGCGCCTAATACAATTTTTGCCATAGTCAATCCAACTTACTGAGACCGTAGAGGATATGTTTGGTTACCAATTGTAATTTGTCGAACACCTTGTTGATACAA